ACCGGTTCAAGACTCGGCTGACGGTTCGTAGGCTCCACCATCAGATCACGAGTCAAATCCTCTTGCCGTTGAACTTCCATCTCATCGGCTTCCTCCGGTGATGCTTGCCAAATCTGCATGACCTGCGCACGGAACGGCAAAATACCACGAGTCTGAGCCATCGCAGATGACTTCGCACCCAACGAGTGACGCTCGGCCGGTTTCCAAGCAATCCGCAAACCTTCAGTAGCCGCCCGATCATCCTCGTCAGCCATCCGGAGCATGAGCGACAGTGCGCGCTCGTGGGATTCACCGAACAGGTCTTGGCGGTCCTCAATTTTGAACGTCCGCCCTTCACGAGCAAACGTGGCGCCCTCAGCAGACTGATTCTGCCCTTCAGGAGAAAACATGGCCAGAGGTGTGAACGTCACAGCACTCAGTTGCTGGATAGCCCGGTCAACTCCAGTCCAAACTGGGGTCAAATCAACTGCCCCGGACTCCCACATCTCCGCGGACTCCGGTAACTGCCACAGGGCACCAGGATCAGCAGAAAACACGTCATCGTAATTAATTTCTTCGCCAGTATCTGGGTCATACTGTGGCATATGATCAGGATGAACCTTGATCCCACGCTGTTTGAATGCCTGATACGTGGCAATGACCATGCCTTGCAAGATCAGGTGGTCAACACGGTCAAGAATGTCCCTGTGGCGTTGGAACTCACCAATACCTTCCTCATTACGGTACGTAATGACCGGCATTGTGTCCTCAAACCCAGAGGGTAGCGCTATTCCGTCAGCACCCCCGTATTCCTCATCCCACTCGAAAGCGTGCGGAGAGAACCGCGGTGCACGACCAGTATTCCCCGCCGAACGCGAGCACCGGAACACACGACCAGGCAAATACAACCAAGCCATATCACGAGAAACAACATCATTGTGCGTGATTTTCATGGCTGCAAGCGATTCAGACTGCACCATAGGATCCTGAACCGTGACCACTTCACGCGGATCCTCAGCAGTGAACCGAATACCGTGACGCTCATGGAACCCAACGATCCCGTACGCCCAACCAGAAATTAGTGCATTACGATGCACATCAGCCGACGCAGCCCTCATCCCAGACGACCGCATCAACCGCCACGCAACAAGGTCACCTGTTGAACCAGACTCAACACTGGTCGACACAGACTGAATCTTCAGAGGGTACCGGACAGCCTTCACAACCATCTCAGCAAACGTGGTCCGAGCGATACGATAAAACCGCTTCGCAGCATCCGGAGCATCCCACAACGTACGAGGCAACAACGTGTCACCCTCATACCGGCGATACAAGTCATCGTAAAGCTCACGACGCCCATGCAACTTATCGGACAGCTTCTTCAACCACCAGCCCGGAGACTCTGGTGTTTCAACACTTATAGCCACGAAACACCCCCTGCGAGTGAAAACACATTGATCACCGAATACGACGAGGCCGCTGCGGAACCCGCCTACGACCCAAACCTTTAGCTAACGCTTCTTGCCTTGCAGCCCACGCCAAAATCATTGACACAGCAGCATCAACCTTGCGAGGCGAATTTTCACCATCTTTACCAATCGCAAGCCGACCATGAGACATTCGTCGTTTAGCATTCAAAACATGCCTGGTCAGGTCATACGATCCGTCATGAGTCATATCGCCATTGAAAATAGCTTTCTCAGCTTCCTCAATCGCAGTCTCATTCCGACGAGCAGATCCGCCACCCATCCACCACTCAAACGGGTGGTTCCTAGAAACTTTGACCTCAGTTTGCGGCCCCCACTTGGCTTCCCACTTATTAATATGAGAGCGCCAATCTTTCCCTGGATCCGCATAGAACGCGCCTACCTTATACTTCGAGAAAGTCTCTTTCAGCAGGGCTTCTATCTCAGGAATTGGCGGCTCCCACGCATCCCAAGTTTTCTTATCGTCAGGGGCTTCCCAAATACCAAGTTTGAACACATGTCCATCATTGATACGACAGCCGATCAACGCGGTAGCATCAGGTTTACCTTTCGCCCGACCCCGAGACCCGTCAAAGCCCATAACAATCGCGTCACCCGGTTTCAACGGGGCAACCGGGTCTTCCTGGATTGATGCCTCACGAGCAGCCCAGTCAGTCTGGCCGACCCAAGCATCTGAAGCCTGCGTGATCTGGTTCAAGAAGTCAGAACGAGATTCCATCTCATCCGCGTCTTCATCCCAGATCGACTGAATCAGAATTTCAAGGTCAACCCAACCTGGCGCACACGGCGGATCATGGATCAGACAACCATCAGGATGAGCAGAAGCATCACCATAGGCCACACGCAACCCGTGTAACAACGACTCGCGCTCCATAATCTCAGTAGCACCAGGGGCTTCACGGTGATCGTAAAGCAAGCCCTTTTCGTTCTTCGCTCGGCCCTCAACCTGCGCAAAATACGCTTTAGCAGAGGTCTCAGCTATCGACCCCTCACCAGGAGTGAAAGCGTTCGGTGCCTCAATAAACGAACCACCACGTTTAGCCGTGTTGTTCTTCAGGACAGTGAACATCTTCTTAGATTCAGCAGAAGTCCACTGCTCAGTCTGATCCAATAGGGCGAACTGCGACGGCAACCCTTTTGTAGAGTTCGTAGACATCGCAACCGGCATGATCTTCCCATACGGAAGATTCACCTGAGCCTCCATCGGCTCAAGACCCATATAATTATCATGAATCGGAGCATGCCCCGTCAGCATGTCAAGCAACGGCGTCCACGCGTTGAACGTCTGCTCCTCAGTCGCCGCAGCAACCACAATCAACGGCTGCTGCACCGTAGACCACGGCTTACCAACCGGCTTACCGTTAGCGTCCCAGCCATCAAAGATCACATCGGCCATGCCCTCAGCAATGCCAATCGCCGAAAGAAACGGGGACTTACCCCAACCACGTGGCCTGGAAATCACGCCACGACGGATAACACGACGCCCCGTAATAGGATCCAACTCATAAAACCGCAGAACAAACTCAGCCTGCTCCTGAGTTGGCATGAACGGCTCATAGTCCATTCGATCTGGCATCGCCAGATTCTCAATCATCCAATCAAGAACACCGAAACCAAGCGTCGGATAGTCACCAGGAAACTCAGGCCGAAAAACCACAACAGCCCATTAGCTGGACTTCTTGAAATCAGCCTTCGTGACATTCCCAAAGCGCTCACGAGCCGACTTTTCAGAAGCATTACCACGCCCCTCGTCGCGCTGATCAGCATCAGCAAACTGAATGCGTAACCGCGCACGATCTTCAGGCGTCGCACCAAACTTCGCAACACGCAGCCGGAGTTCCCCAGCAACACGCTGATCACCAGACCAATACCAGTGATGGATTAGCGCCGTATCAAGCAAAAATTCCCAGTCAGTCGTCCCAAAATTATCCGACAGAGGAGAATCAGCCCACATCTTCCACCAAGCAAGCGTCTGAGGATGCCACGGCTCATCAATTTCAGGAAGTTGTGGCTGATCTGCGCGTTCAAAGCGAACCGTAGTAGACGGGACGGCATCTTTATTCTTGCGAGCGCGACGGCCATTAGCCTTAGGCGCGGGACCCATACCAGCGATAGCAATCACCCCTCTACCTTCTGAGCGGCGTACCAGGCACGCTTTTGAGCGTTGATCTTGTCTCTGTTAGCTTTACGATATTTGCGCTGCGCATCTAATGCACATACGCGACACTCACGCTTACCGTTCGGACGAACACGCGCATCTTCTAAGCTGTGACCACGCAAGCAAATGTTTTCCCGAGCAGCAATGGCAGACGGTGCCATCCCTCTACGAATATTCTCAGCAGGCGTTACAGGCTCTAAATGCCCCGGATTAACACATCGTTGATTGCGGCACAGGTGATCAATGTGAAGCTCTCGTGGAATCTCCAAGCCTGTAGCCATTTCATAGGACAAGCGATGTGCTTGGACCCTCACGCCGTCTTTACGGATACGGCCATACCCGCCAGTGGTGTGACCTTTCCAGATCCAGCAAGTTTCAGTTCTTTCAACCCGCTTCCAAAACCTACTTTCGAGCGGAAGGCCGGCTTCATCAATCGCCATGTCGGCTCCTTAAAGTCCAAAAACCGCCTCTCTTGTCGAGCGGCGGTTCATTCAATATGCTTTTATGTCGGTTAGATCAAGTGTTTACAGATAGTTGAATTCGTCAACGAAAAATCTCCAGACCCGTACAACATGCGAGAGCCAGGGCGGTGCGAGTCTTAGGCCATGTGGGGGAGGGGGTGGACCCATCGGGTCATAATAATTCTGATCTGAAATAAAAAGTCAAGTGGTTTTGAAAACTTTTCTGAAAAAATCTTTTGTCGCGTACCCCGTACCCCTGCCTCAAAGAAAATCTGTGAGCCGCCAGGATGCCCCTGTGCAGTCTTGCTAGTCGCCTTGCCTGCGTTGGGGTAGCTTTGTGACTCCGAGGCGTTCACGTAGGTATTTGCGGCGTTGCATGGGGTGCATGAGTCGGGCTTGGTTGATGATGCGTTCGCGTTGGGATTCTTTGGCGGTTTCTACGTTGTGGCAGTCGCGGCATAACCATTGCAGGGACTCGTCACGGTGGTCGTCTGGTGCGCCTGCGTGGTGGCAGTCGGTACC